TTTGGAATACATTTTTGTGCATTGGAATACATTGCATGAAATTCATCTGTAATTCCTTTATAAGAAGGTGCATATTTGTTAGGCCATTCGTCATGTTCTAACCACTTTCTTTTATCTGTCTTATCAATCATTACAGTGCTTAATTTGATACCGTTAACACTAACTTCTCCCAGATTTTCTATGGGAGTATTCCAATATTTACTAGTCTTCCCATTGCATTGAAAATTAATTTCCTCTTCTATAGGTAATTCACTAGTTTTAAACGCATTATATGCCTCCATAATATCATCTAATATAAGTGGTGTAGCTCCTGCACGTTTTGTGCCATTGGCTAAAGCCGAATGCATAGCGTATAAAGGCTTGGACACATTATTATTAAAATAATATGGCCTACCACAATCTCCACTTTTAGTTATACCATCACAAAATGTACTAAGGATCATCGTCATATCATCACCATCTGCTGTGACTAGTTCATAACGCATTTTTGTAACTACATCAATATCATCTTGTTTTTCATTACCTATAATTGTGGCTTCTATATCTTTACCTTTCATCATTTGTACAAATTCATTACGAGTTGGTATAAACTGTCGTATTTTCCCTGCTCCATTTATATTGGCGTTAGATAAATAAACCAAACATAAATCGCATGATGTTCCTTAGTCATTCTTAATATCTTTGATCATAGCTTCATTTATTGCAACCTTTTCCATTCGTAAAGTGTCACCAATACTATTAATCAATTCAAGTTCAATATTAACATTCATCCCTGAACTCCTTTTCCTACGCCATGAATCAATAAAATGTCGATTTACTATTATAAACTTACTTTCAAAAGTTAAACAATACATAGAACACATAATTGACTCATCTTCAATATCTACGATACGAATAACACGTATATTCCGTCGCAATTTACGTAATTTATCTTCGTCATTCTGAAGAACAACACCAACTGGTTTACTCTTATGCCTAGGAGTATTATCATATGCTTGTCCTTGGAAAGCAGCCTTAACGCCACTAAGGAACATTTGAATAATGGATTTAATCAA